TGTCAGCTTCTGTTTGAAAGACTGTATCAGAATCAAAAGCACCAAATGGTGTCGGACTTAATGTATTTGCAAATGTTGCCACGTGCATCTCTCCTTAAGTGCCCAAATGGACATAACTAAGTATCAAGCGGGTAAAGATACGTCACTGAATCTTTCTATAGCAAAAGGGTGAAAATATTGCTTCCACACCCCCAGATTTTAAAAACTTTATTTTCCTTAGCTATTTCTTTTTCAGATTTCCCATCAGCTGCCCTGAACCTAAATCTGTCGTATCTTACTTTCCCATCAGTGTACCAGTAGTCAGGACCAGTATCTTTTTCAAACTTAAAACCAGCTTTGAGATATCCATCACCGGTGCCGAATCTGAGATCTGCATATGTAACAATTCCAGAATAGTTCTCAGACTTGGCCCAGGTTGATGATTTCTTAAGAAGCCTAGTTAACCCACCTGTCACATTTACATTGATCTTAGACGCAAACCTGGAGATCTCTGTCATACCTCTGTATTTTCCATGCCGGGGCTTTCTTAGTGCTAGACATAAAATTAGTTCGTCTTTGAAATATAAACCGAACCTTATTGTCGATGGAACATATCCTGAAATGTGGTTTCTTTCGAAGAATTCTTTAGCTTCTTTTACTTTTACTTCCTTGATTTCACATTTTCTTGCAAATATTTTTTGATCAATTAATCCTAGGCGGTTTTTGATCATTGATTTGCAAATCTCTTTTTTATAGACCCACTCATCGCTAAATACATGTATTAAGTTTATTCCCCTTTTCTTAGCATCAAGTTTTTTATTTAGATAGTACCTTCTACTTTTAATCCCGTCGTTCAAGACGCCATGAAAGTATAGACCGTTATGTTCTATTGCAAAGTTTTTAATCGGGGCAAATATATCAACTTCTTTTGGTGAAAGAATAGATCGATTATTATATTCTACATTCTCACCGAGGGATTCGATGAATTGGCCAATTTCTTTTTCAGCTTGCGACGTCCCGACTGGATTACAAGATGGGCAAAGTGATCCTCTTTCAAACGCTTGCAGCGTTTTCTTGGATATGCTATTGCATTTTTTACATTTAAATTCTAAGTACTGCTTTTGTCTAGAAAAATAATCATCATAGCTTGTTAGAAGTTCAAATTCTTCTTCTCTGTCTTTGATTCTATTTTCAAATTCAAATCGAGAAACAATCTTTGTGAACCTCATTTTATCTATTGATGCGTCTGAATGTCTTTTTCCAAAGAATGGATTTCCCTTTCCCGACATTTTAATAGATTGATCTAGAATTCTATTGTCAGTTTCTTTTGTTTTTCCCTTGTTCCAAGCTGGGGCTTTGCCACCTTCTCTTCCTGCGATTGATGAAGCATGCCTTGAGCATCCCTTGCAAAACCTTTTGAATTTATAGGCTACATACCTTGTTTCTTCTCCGCAGTTTTCACACCGGGGTTGAGAACCATTGTAAATATAATCTATCGTATATTGTCGAGAACTTAGATTATGCTCTTTTTGAACATGGTTTGAAAATTTCTTTCCAGTAGCTTCATGATTACATAGTTGACACTTCATAAGTCATTATAACATTTCACGGTATAATGGTTAACACGCAATGACAAGAAAGGGGCTCACAAGGAGCCCCTTTCCCTAGGTTGTAAACCGTCTAGATCTTTATAATCGATTAGATTACGTTAAGATCCATAACTGTCACTGTACCGTAGAAGTCAGCGCGAACCATCTTCTTACCGTAGCGAGTCATCACGCCCTTGCGAGGTGTGAAATCTTCTGGTGCGAAAATGGTAGGTGTGACGATCAGGGGTACGTATGGAGCGTAGACGTAACCTGTCTCAAGGTAGGAACCACCCTTGTAACCAACAAGAATCTTGTTGCGAGGGAAGTAAGGGTCCTTGTAGACTGTGAAACGGTTGCTCAGAGTACCGACCTTTTCAGCGCCCAATGTGAATGGGGAGCTGACCTGACCTTCACCGTCCAAGGTGTAGTTGCCGCGGTAGAGGACAGATGCCTCAAGCATTGTGCAGACATCAGGAGATGTAACAACAAAGTTTGCGGAACCACGAAGGGTTTTACGGTGAATGGTGTTTGCGACGTCGATGATTGTCTCAGACAATGTCTCGTACCATTCGCGAACTGTACCTGTGAAGCGAGGACCAGCGGAAAGTGCGCTGCCCATAAGGACTTCGCCACCTGTTTCCTTGTTAACGAACTTGCCTGGAGCACGTGACCAGAAAAGGTTTGCGCCGGCAGCTTCGGTAAGAAGGTCGTTAAGGATCTCGCGATCGATTTCAAGAGCAACCTGCTCAGAAAGGATCTGGGTCAACTCAACCTCAGCGTCAAGGCTGTGGTAAGCATTAAGATCCTGTGCAAGCTCTGGAGACCAGCGAGCGCGCAGCTTGCGTGTTGCTGCGGTAACTGCGATGGACTCAACCTTGATGTCAATCTCAGGAATGACTGGGGAAGGAGTTGCACCGAAATCAGATTCGAAGGAAGGAATGGTGAGTGTAGAACCACTGTCACCAACATTCAGGGAATCAGCAATTGCGAAGGATGCTGTAAGGTTAGCTAGATCGCCAACGCCAACGTGCGTACCAGAAACAACTGCGAGAAGAACTGCGTCAGATGTGGATCGTGTAACCAAAGCGTTTGCTGTGAATTGCCCACCAGCGAATGTACCAAGCTGGTTCAAACGACGAAGGTTGACAACATTTTGTCCACCCTGCCATGAATCACTCAGGACAGCCATGTTGGAGTCTTGATTTGAGAACAAAGAGATGTCTTTCGCATTAGAAAGATCAACTGTATCAGCAAGATCGCTAAGTGCGACAAACAGCAGCTGCCAAGTGCCGCCTTGACCTAAGACACCAAATGCGTTGGCTTGATCTTCGATGTTAGTAGTAACTTGAGGATCGAAACCGAGCATACGGCCATCAGTTCCAGTTGCAAAGCAATTTGCGCCTGCGGTCAAAGTACTGCCGCCGGCGAATGCACCGGAAGCAACGAGTGAGTGGATCAAAGAGGAACTGTGAACCTTGGAGTAGGTTGAACCTGCGAGATCATACATACCACCTACTGCCAGTGAACCAGAGCGAATGCCCTTGCCTGCTGGGTTGTTGTAGATAGATTGACCACGACTATATGTTTCCTGGTTGAGGGCACCTGCGTCACCTGTAGTCAGGGATGCATCACCACCGACGTTGGAACCGTAGGTGTAATCAAGATAGAAGAGCAGTCCAGAAGGAAGGCTCATTGGCTGGATAGAAACCAGCTCGTTAGCAACCAATCCACCGAAAACGCGGCGGACGATTGGGAATGCGATGTTAGAGAAACCGCGGAGATCACCGGAGGATGCGAGAGAACCACCACCTGTAGAGACGGAGGACTGCTCACGAAGTAATTCTGCAGCTTGGTTCTCGAGGAGACGTCCCATATTTTCACGGGATGTACCATCAAGACCACGCAGAAGACCTGTGCGACCCCACTTCTCTGTCAGGCGGGCATTTTCTTCACCCAGATGACGAGAGCGGATTCCCTCAGTCAAAGACTCGAGAGAAAACTTATTCATTTTAAATCTCCTTAAAGATTTATGTTATGTGTTAAAATTTGTTAAAAGAAATAAACTACTTGTTGATTCCTGCCAAAAGTGCCCAGCGAGTGGATTCAGGTGCTTCATTCAGGGAAGCACCTGCCGGACGTGTTGCACGACTTGCAGTTCCAACGACGCGCTTGGATTCATTAACAGATTCCTTGCTACGCTTATTGAAAGACTCAGAGAGAGTCTTGAAAAGCAGCTTCACTTCTCTTAAGCTTCTTGCCTCATCGAGTGATTCGATGGCACGTGCGCGTTGTGCCTGCGTCAAATCGCTATTCATAAGCAGCTTATTTGTGTAGAGTAGTTTTGCGTTAAAGAGGTTCACTTCTCCGAGCTGGCCCTTCAGCTCTTCGATCGCCCCTTGGTATGCTTCTAATTTTTCGTTGAGTTGGTCATTTTGCTCTTCGGCGACCGCCTCTTGGGCTTCTTC